CTTAGTTATTCAGTTAAATACGATAAGCATTGTTGTTCAAACAAAACACTAGATGAGATCAGAGCCTAAATTCAAGAAGCCGTAGATAATGTTGAAGATGCTGAACTAGGGTTCAGTGATGGATCAGAACATGACGCAAGTCAACATAAAGACTGGCTCGAAGCCGTTGATAACCGCATCTGGGAAGCAGTCGGTTATGACATTTTCAGGAATGCTGGACTACCTGCAAATGTATGTAGTTATGGCCTTAAGTGTCTACTTACCACAACCTGGCAAGCTATAGCTCGTTATCCAGGCAGCATGCAGATCATGCTAAAAACAGAAATCCTCGGTAAGGTGCTCTCAGGTCTAGCCCACAGAACTACACTGGGAAATCTATGGAGAGTTTCTAGTATGGCAGAAGTGGCCGGTGACAAAGCAGAAATACCTAAAGATACCAACGAGAGAGTTTTTCCAAAGAAATGTCATTTCGATTGGTTGGTGGCAGGAGATGACATGTTGATGATAGTAAATTCCAAATACAAGTAGCAGCTGATAAATAGCATAGGCTATTGGACGATACCAGACAATGGTTTCCACTACAAAGGGATTGGTTATATCATCAAGGACTCGGGATGGAGCAAGAGGAATGGTAAATTCCTTAGCAAATGGGTGTTCAACTTAGGGCAAGTTGTTCTAGGTCGTATGACCGATAGAATTGTTCTAGGTGGGAATTACTCTCATAAAATAAAATATCCACTCACACAAGCAGAATTTAATAGGGGAATGACTGAATAGTTACGTTCACAAGCACATGGCTTAGAATATGTGGATAATTACATCGAATTCCGAGAAAAGAATTTACCTCACAGTAAACACCATGTTAAATTATCACACTATATGCCAGAATTTTCCTATAAAGAGAAGTATTAAGTCATGACTCATGAGGGATTAGAATAGGATGTACAAGTAGTGAATGCATGTTTACAATACAAGGGACTAAACCCTTCACACTAACCAGAGTACTATACGCACTTGGGTACTGAGAAATTAAACGAGCAAATCGACTTCTATGAAATAGGCCATAAAGTAGAGAGAGCTCCATGCATGAGCTCATAGAAAAGTCCAGAAGGGAGTGTATGCATGACTCCCAAATAATTTGGGGGCTTTATTTGCCAAAAAATAAATAATATTAAGAAGATGTAGCAAACATAACCTAAC